ACTGGTTAGGCTAGTTTCGTTCTCTTTCTTTACCTTCTCAAGTAGTTCTACAAGAACTTGGGGAGTAATCTTTTTTACAGGTTGATAAGGAGTAGCACCTAGATCTGATTCCCTTACACCTAAAGCTTGCTCTAGTTTGTCTTGAGGGCTCCCTGGTGTTGGTGCGTCTGCGTTTTCAAAACTTTCCTTAGCAACTTCTCGTTTGGCTATCTTAGTTTCTTCTGCTCTTAGTCTCTCAATTGCGCTGTCGAAAAGTGTGCGCTGGTCTTCAACTTTCTTTTGTTCTTTCAAGGATGGTAGGCCTATCTCTGGTCGTAGGAAACCTTTGTCCTCATTCTGTTTGATAAACTTTTCTACCTTAGAGTAATTACCAGTAGCTTTATCTATTGCGCGACCAATTGGTGGTAGAGTTAGCTGGGGGATAAGAGATAAACCACTAGTTTGAACTGCACCTAATGTAGACGCACCAGGTCTAACTAATTTTTCAAACTTAGCTTGGCTTTTGTCATAGCTAGTAGTTGAACCAAATATTTTAAAGTTATCAGTAAAGGACGACAGACCACCTTGGTATCCGTTGTTGTGAACGTGGGTTAAAACGTCAGTTTCTTCTAGCAACTCTATAGCCTCTTGGCCTTCTTTCAAATCACCAACCAAGCTTTCAAGAGCTAAGTAGTTCTCTTTCCCAACGACGCTCTTTGTTTTGTTACGTCCCATTTCAAGAGCAACATTTGCATAAATTCTTGTTTTTATCTCTTTAAAGGTTCTGCCATCTTCTGGCTTTATTAAAGGTTTAATTTCTTTAAACTTAGTTTTAAGTTCTCCCACTAAGTTCTTATGAGTAGTGTCTATAAGCTGTCGTGTTCCTTTATCTGACAACTTACTGACGTCTTTAAAGTTAGTCTCATTTAACTCGGCAGATGTTCGAAGTCGGTTTGCAAAAGCAGTAAATGCTGCAGCATCTCGCTCACTCATATTCTTTTGAGATTTTAACCTGATCTTACCGTTGTTTGTCTCGAGGGGGTTGGCTTGTTGTGTGAAGAGGTTCTTCGTGTCTGAAGCAGCACCAAGGGTTGACCTCAGAGAACTACCCACTGTGAAGCCGCCTATAGCCGCTTCCAACATACGATCCTTAGCTTGTGCTTTAGTTATGTTACCACCACCAAGGTACTCTGTACCCATAGCGGTGATCTCTTGGCCTGTCTCGGTAACACTTTCGCCAAGACCGCCCTTAAGGAAGTTCTTTATGACATTAGCACCCACGCCTCTCTTTGTGAGAATAGCGGCAACACCAGCTTTATCGAGAGCACCAATTACACTCTTGTTGACACCTTTAAAAATAGCACCAATACCTAAAACGTCTAAAGTACCCATAATTGCACCACCAGTGGCGGCAAGCTTAAGTCGTTTATCTTCTGGTAGTCCCTCGATTTCTTTTAGTGTTTGGTTAAGTTCGCCTGGCATAATTGCGGTCATCAGAAGGGCTGGCCCAGATGTAAGGTACGGGACACTTTCTACTATCTTACTGAGTGCGTAAGGGACTACGTCACCCAGGCCTTTAACGTCTTTGTACGACCAGCCTTTATAATCTAGGGCATCCGCTTGTTTTCCCATTTCCTCAGAGGTTTTCCTGGTATCCGCAATCTTGGCGTCTTCTTTTACAACTCGGTCCTCCCGAAGTTGCTCGCCAGTACCCATGCCAAACTTGTCACGAATAGGGTCTAATACTTTGTCAGTTTTTTCACCGAGGTAATCTAAACCCCGTTGTAAAAAGCCATCCTTCGATGCTTCTCTGACATCTGCGACGTATCCTAAAGAACCTTCTCGAGCTCTAAGAAAACTGTGTTCTAGGGCATCACCTAAGCCGCTTTTGTCATCGTTGTTGTTGTTAGTGTTGGATGGTACTTTGTAAGCATTATTCTGGTTAAAGTACGGGTTGGTTTCGCGTTCTTTAGCTTTTTTCCAAGCCAAGACCACTTTGTTAAAATCGGAGCTACCTTTCTGGTCTTTGTTATTCTTGATCCACAGACCTAATTCTTGAGAGGTTTTTGTCATCTACTATATAATCTCCGTAGGGATTTAATTGTTGATAATGGCTTCGACTTCATTATCCAGAGTGGAATTTCCACCAGTGTATATTTGGGTAGAGTCAGGCTCTCTGTAAGGGTGATAAGGCTGCCCAGTTTTTGGATCTACTCCAGAACCATGTATGACGTTGTTGTATGCAGCTTGAAGCCTGAGTAAGTTGTATTTTAATTGTTCAGTACTCTGTGCTTGATCTAAGCTACCCAAGACAGACTGTAACGTATCTAGCTCTTGGTTTGACACCTGACCTAGCGCACCCCCAGTTGGGGATTTCTCACGCATATCTTGGAGCTTATCGAAACCAATGTTCCCTTTAATTGTCATTAATCTTTGTTTTAAATCATACCCTCGAGTACCAGGTACAAGCTGGGTCACAGCCCCTGTAAGCCCGGTAGCCCCTAGACGACCATCAAAGAACCCATTGTCTAAGTCTTGGTCAACCATGTTAAGAGTTCTGACAATCTCATTATTTACTAATCGGCCAGCACTAGGATCAACCGGTTGCTTTCTGGTTTTAGCGTTCGCTTTATCCAGAGCTGTCTGCGCTCTCAACTCTTCCTCATACCGAGTTAAGGCGGCAGATCGGTTAGCATCTTGGATGTTACCATATTCATCGGTAGCTGCATTCATAGCAGCCAAGCCGCCATCTCTAGCACCGCCCATCATTGCACCACCCGTGCGTATCATCATCTCATTGAAACCGATTTGGTCATCTGGTCGACTAATGGATGATCCACGGGCGTTCCCGGTGTTGTTACTTGCACTTGGGGGAGTGTAAGCTTCTCTATTGTGAGGAGAAGTATTGTTAACCATTGGCTGCGAAAGTGCTGGCGGCCTTTGAAACGACATTCGGTTCAGCTCTTCATCTTCCATCATGCGTGGGTCAGTGCTTAAAACACCGTTATTGTTTGCACTTGGGTTGTTACTGTTTCTCCACTTAAGAAACTGAGCTTTCATTGCATCTAAAGGGTTTAGAGGTCCTGCCATTATTTACTCCTCCACCAGTCTTGAACTTTACCGCCCATACCAATTCCAGACATAGCCCCACCTACAGTTGCGGCAGCGGTGTTGATGGGTTTACTATTTGTTGTCGGGGGTGAATACTGTGCATTAGCTAAGATACCTGAGGAGAAGTCCTTGTTAGCGTTCTGGTTGAAAAACAAATCCTCTTCGTATCTACGTTTCAGATCGTTCATTCGCTCTTGGTCATAACCGGATAGACCTTCTCCAGCTCCAACTCCGTATGCCATTGAGTCACCAACACGACCAAAAGCTGAGTTATAAGCATTTGCCATATTGTTGTTTGCCATCATTGCATTCTGGGTGTCTTGGTTAGCTTGGGTTGTGTACTGGTTCATCAGCTGGTTGTTAATGTTAGCTGTCATGTCAGCTTGGCGATCGTTGAAACCTCGGTTGGCGATAGCCCCAGCCATCATAGCTCGAGTGCTGTTAGTGTTACCTGAGCCGGATGCACCTTTATCAATTCCAGTAAGCGTTTGTTCTTCTAGCTGGCGTCTTGGGTCGCGCATGGCAGCGTTTACCATAGCACCTGAGTTCTCTGTGGCGTACTTCTGAGCGTCTGCCAGGGTAGTCCCACCAGCTGCCTTGTTGTACATATCCTGGTAGTTTCCAGCGAAGCCTCCGGTGGTATCCATCATATGCCAGGGACCCTGTTGCCCATATTGGTGTAGGCATCCGTCGCAAATTTGTTAGGACCAGCGTAGGTGTCGCCCTTGTAAGAACCACCAGCTTTAATCTTATCAAGCTCTTCTTGCCCTGATTTGTAAATGCCCTCGATGTACGGCTTAGACATTTCGAAACCTTCGCGGTTAAGCCTATTCTGCTCGGCTTGAAAGCGTCGGTCGTCTTTAGCACCCTTGTTTCCAAGTAAAGCACCGCCAATGCCGCCAATAATTTGACCCCACATATGAGTATTCCTCTTCTTAATGTATTAAACTGCGACCCAAGCTGAGCCATTGTAGACAACCAAACCTTCAGCGTTGTTGCTTAAAGGGTTCCAGGGAAGTGTGGAAAACCTGACCATACCTCGTTTAGGGTAGAGTGGTTCTTGGTCTGTCGTTTGAATTGATCCATCGGTTAAACTTCGTATTGAGGCTTCGATGCCTTGGAGTTCTCCTTGGATAAATGTTTGTATGCTCTCTTGTAATTCTGGGATGTAACGACGGATGTACTGCTTAATCAGTAGGTCGCTACTTTCGTTAATTGCCATGATGCTTACCTCTTGCCCATTGCATAGATCTCGACATCAAAACTTGAGAAGGAGAAGTCCTTGTCGTCTGGAACCTCGAGCTTATACGAAAGGTATCTGCCGCTCTCTCTGGTATCTAGTTTGTAACCAGTAGAGATATTGAGAACTTGAGCCGCTCCAAAGGTAGGTACGTCACCCGGAAGCTGCGCTGCCCCAAAGGTAAAGGAGAAGTTCTTGTCGGAGTTAAGTGTCTCAATCTGAGGTGATATCTTACTGATAGTCTTATACCCGGTAAGGGGTAGCTGGGATTCATCTAAGTCTATACCGACACGCTCGAGCTTTGTAGGCTTAGTCGCTGTGGTATCCATAGAGAAACTCAGGGAGCCAGTGTCAAACAAATCGACGCCCCACAGTTTATTAGAGGCAATCCCATTTGAGGTATCAGTTCTCCCAGCCATTAAGAGGTGCTGATCGAAGCCAGCTTCCTGGGAGTAGTAGGTTCCACCGATGTCAGCATAAGTCTGTGTAGCAGTGGCATAGGTGCTCACTGAGGAGACATTAGCTGAAGTGGCTGCGTATACGTTAGGGAGATCCATGAAGGACCAGGTGTTACTTCTGTAGTTGTACACGGCAGCTCGGTTGCACCCGGTGGTGTCAGCAAAGGAGACCATGTCGTCACCGGATACATAGCAGAAGTAGATCTCCTCGAGGTCCTGGTTGTGAGCGACAAAGCACCTATCAGTCAGGGAGTTATTCAAGGATGCAAAGATGTAGTCTTTGACACGCTGGTCAGCTATGGATGTTCTGGAGACACCATCGTTAATGTAGATGTCATTACTGTCGAAAACGAAGTGCTTGCGCTCAACTTCGACAACACAGTTCTGATTGATAATACCAGCGTCAGCGAAGACCTTCCTAAAGTTAAAGATAAACTGTCCACCTACGAATTCCATTTGCCACACCTGGTCGCTCGAGTAGATCATTAGGTTAGAGCCCAGGGTAGCTGTGTCTATAATGGGTGTCGTCATTTGAACTAGGTCATTGAACCCGGCACTCTTAGTTGTGTCTGTAGGGTCCCAAGAATCTGGGATAGCGTTAGCAGTAGCAATGTTCGACCACTTAACTCTGTTAGGGAAGTTCGTGGAGCCCTCGGTCATGTTAGAGGCTATCAGGAAATCCCCGAAGCTCCTGAGAGAACCAGTTCGGTAAGTAGAGGGCCAGTTAGTCAAGTCTGCAAAGTTAGTACCACTGGGGGCTCTGAAGACGGGCACACGATCTTCTCGGTTGATATAGGTGACATCAGCCAGGGAGCAGCTCGTAAAGGACTTAACTGAGGATGAACCACTGATGGAACCGGAGCGGTCATTAAGAGTGCCACCCCCGTACTCGTGGACCTCGTAATCATCGGATACGACAATAACACTGTCGAAGCCTGTAGAGGAGTTGATACCGTGGAGGTGCTGAGGGGCAAAACTGATGCTATCCTTGACAGTGCGGAATACTGGGGCCCTGGATACACGACCACTCTGGAAGCGCACGTTGTTCGCCCTGGTGAATGCATTGAAGGGTAGGTTGTAGGGGTCAACGTCGGTGATAACCCCAGTGGAACCGAGGTCTCTAATAGGGAGATTAGCCATCGTTAGTGACCTATCGCAATAAATCTACATAATAGTGAACTCTCTTGAATAGCTCCAACGTGGATTTTTACTGTTGTAGTTGTAAGTGTGTGAGCTGCTACCATAGCGTCATCACTGGACGCAGTATTGGCTACGGCTCCATAAGTAGCAGTGGCTTGGAGACACGCATTAGGGAACGTATAGGGCAGACTTACAGTCGTGCTTGAATCTCTCCCACAAGTAGCACTTCCCCATTGCATTATGAGGCCACTGGGGAACACCTGGTAGCCATTGGAAGCTAGGCTCTTAGCTCCACCCTCTACCTCAGTTTTTAACTTAGCTGCGGTTATCGTGCTTTCTACTGTGGATGTCCCGGTGGCCCACACGGAAGCATCCTGGGCTGGTGGGTTTACTTTAGCGTCCAGCTGTGTCTATAATGGGTGTCGTCATTTGAACTAGGTCATTGAACCCGGCACTCTTAGTTGTGTCTGTAGGGT